ATCTCAGACATCAAAGCCTTTCTCTTGCCGACATTGGCACTACCCCTAGTGTATTTAGGGTTGAACTTCTTAACCTTTGCCATGACTCACAAGCTTGAACTTTGCTTTCTCGACGGCACCGGGATGCGGTTTGTATTCTCCTTTCATCAGGAAGTACCTTCCGTTCTCCTGCATCCAATGGAACCCAGAAGGGGCAGCCACCTCTTGCGTCTTGCTTGAGATCTTGAGCTTACCCCCTTTGTTGTATTTGACTACGCTAGGCATTACCACTTTACCTTGTTGGCCCAGTAAGCTGCACTAGTCTTACCCTTGGCGATGTTCTTTCTGTGGCGAGCCTTAAATGACTTGCGCTTAGCCTTCATGCGTGCGGACTCGCCCGCCTTAGGCTTACCTGCCGTTGAGGCACCGCGTTCGCCGAAGCGAATGATCTTAACCCTACCTCCATCACGCACAGCTACGACGTGAGATTTCTTTCCGCTCGAAGATCTCTTCGGTTTGTTGAGACCGCTGAGACCGAACCTCTTTAGTTTCTTTTTATCGCTTTCGGACACCGCCATAATGCAAATATAAAAAAAGAGGCCGAAGCCTCTTTTTAAGCATTAGTGATGAACTCCAGCGTTATTTGAAAATACTGAGCACTGCCAGTTGCGCAAAAAGTAGAAACGTCTAACTCGTCTCCCGCTGAAAAAGAAAGCGTTTGGCCCGTCGCTATCGTACCGCTTGACGCTGATGGGGTTTGCGTAAACCTAACAACATCGTTGAAATCATTTGAACCTCCAATACTGCTTGTGGTGTAAACGAGTGTGTTGTTCTTGTAAACCCTAAAAGCCCTACCATTCGAGGTTTCGTTTTCTTTTTTATATCGAAAAGAAACCTTATGAAGCTTGCAATCTGAAGTGATCATAACGCCTCCTCGGTTGGCATCATCTGTGCCCCCTTGCACAAAACCTGCCGACCTCAAAAAGTTTTCTCCCCCCGAAAACGACGTCGAGCTGTGGCTAAAGTCAAAAACCAAAGCCCTCGGCATATTGATAAGCTTATGATGAGCGAACTCATCATTGGTGTCATCCATAATCAATACCGAATCGTTAGAGAGGTCAGGGGCGTTTGAGCCTGTTGCCTCGAAGTACCCGCTCTGCGCTGCAGTAGCTTTGACGCCGTCTCCGGTGGGCTTCATCCATTCTCCAAAGGTGGCGAAGTTGAGTTCACCGGTAGAGGAGCCAAAGCTTTTTGTAACCATAACCTCCCCGTTCGAAACGCCGGCATCTACTGAAGGGAACTTGTATCCATTGCTCCCTGCAATACCCGTCTGTCCCGGCTTACCAACCCTCAGTGTAGGGAAGAAAACGTAGTTGCTTTCCTTGGATGTGAAGAATTGATTGTTCTGCGCCCTCACGTACATCATGTTGTAGTACGCCGAAGAAGCTTGCGACGCCTGCATTTTTCCCCGAATAACGAAGTTCGAAGACGTACCGGAGATGAGAGACAGTTCCCTCCCGCTGTTCGTGGTAGTAAGGTCAGTGTTAGAAATGTTTACGGAGGACACGTCGTCCTCCGTAAATATCCTTTTCCATGTAGGCATATTGCTTACTTCTTAGCCTCAATAGCTTGCAATCGCTGGAACTCCTTGTCCAATTTGTCAATCACATCAGAGGCAAACTTAGCGTCTGAGATCTTAATAGAACAGCCGTTAAGGGCTGACTTCACAAAGTGAATTTCATTGATGTCCATCTTCATGGTTACTTAGAATTTAATTGATTTGTGAGCTTATTTACGATGCTCGACAACAAATGTACATCTTTTCCTTTGAAAGTCGACTCACTAATCGCCAATAAAAGATGCTGCAGTTCCTCACCAGTAAGGGTGTCGGAAGCCACTGCCGGTGCGGCAGCAGACTTCCCTCCTCCAAGCAAAGGCATTAGACTTCTGTTTGGATAAACAGCCCGGGGTTAGTACCGCCTGTACACAAAAGGAACGCCCCAACACCGATGTCGGTGGCGTTGGCGCCACCGGCACCCAAAGCAGTAGCTAAGTTGATATCGTCAGTCTGGTGCTTTAGAACAGCAACACCGTAAGCATTAGAAGCATTTACAGAGTTAGCAGGAACAGCAATGTTGCCATCACCGTCGGCCACACCAGCATTAGCGGTGGCGACTCCAACGTTTGCGAGCTGCCAACCCAGCGTAGACTCACTCAAGTCTTGGTCACCCCAGACAAGTCTAGGGAGGTGATCATCGTCGTTAGTCTGGTTGAGACTGGCGTTGTTCTCATCGGAAGAAGTCAAGGTTGAAACACCGACGTTTACAACGATGCCTGAATTGTTGGCAGTTGCAGCATCGACGCCAGCGGAAGTTGTACCAACGCGGATGATCTTGTCCTCAATAAGGAGGTTCTGAGTCTCTACAGCAGTATTGGTGCCAGTAACCTGAAGGTTCTTGACCTTGAGCGTCTCCTCAGCTGGGTTGTACTGGAGGCCAGTGTCGATACCAACGGGCTTGTGGCCAGAGCCTGTATTCGTAAAAATGACGTTCTTAAAGCCGTCAATCGAGCTGGCGTCGGCGACTTGAATCATCTGTGCAGAAGTAGCAGTACCAGCGAGGTGGCCTTCAATACCGCCCTTGACTTTCAACGCCGCAGTAGGCGATGCTGGTGCGTGCAAGGTAGAGTCAGTGCCCGTGATGTCGTTGGTTGCTGCCGCCACCGCAAAGGTTGAGACGTCCGGCTTGTATGTAAACTCGTTGGCGTTGGCTTGCTTCAGGACCTGAACGCCACTGCCGTCGTCACTGGCGTCGTTGGCAGCGCCGAACATAACGGCAAGAGCCGATGAGCCAGTTGCTGAGTTAACATCGACGTCAGAAGCAGAAGAGGCAGAAACAAACTCAAAGCCGTTGGCGCCGGAGTTTACAGCGAGTATCTTACTTCCATTACCGTTGGCGGTCAAGAACGTTGGTGTCTTGGCGGTAGTTCCGTCACCGAAAACAAGAAGACCTGAGTGGGCTGAACCACCAGAGAAGGTATCAGAGTCAGCTATGTTTTCAAGGTTGATACTGTCTTCCGCAAGCATAGCGTGCTCAACTGCTCCCGGTTGAATCGTGAGCTCAATCTGGCTTGAACCATTCAGAGTTCCAGTCACATCACCTCCAGCAATAGGTGCTGAGATTGGGTCTGAAGATGCGCCACCAGAAACCAAAATTTGGTTTTCAGCCAATGATACAGAGCTCGCGCCGCCGGAGCCATTTGCAATAAGAACAGAATTTGAAGCTGTTACTAACTGACTAAGATTAACGGACGAGTCTTCCGTAAGTACTTTTTTCCAAGTTACTGCCATAATGAATTTTTTAACCTACGCCCAAGTAGAAGTTGTTGTTTTGAGTATTGTAGTACATACCTCCACTCTGGGCGGAAGGAGCTTGAGCATGCCCTGCAAATATAAGTGTTTTTTCTTCGCTCAAAGTCAGCGCAAGTTGCTGACCGTCAGTGGAGCTTGATGTAAAGAATTTAAGCGATGCTGGAACCGCATCGGCTCCGGCTACGTTGCTCTGTGCAAATTCTATCTTAGCCCCCGGCACGACCTTACCCCCTCCTTCTGACGAGATGCCGTTGGCCTCTATCGTGGCGAGGACGGTGCCGTTAGGGGTTGTGTCGTTGTTGTTGTTCCTAAAGCTTAGCTTCGGAGAAGAGTTACGCACAGACACAGAGAGGAAGACGGGGTCTGTACCCGAACCACCTGTATCCGTCCCGCTCTGATCTGAGAACTGGAAGTTGTTGCTCTCTGAGTTGAACACCAGAATCTGGTTGTTCTGTGGGTTCCCCACCACGTCGGTGAGCTGCCTGAGCTTTGTGAAGTTAGAACCAGACGAAGCAGCGGCAACAGAGATATTGAATATATCGTTGCTGGTCGTGATGTTAGGTCTGGCGTCAGAAGCCACAGACAGCGACGAAGTAGCGGACGATCCTACGGCCACGGAGCTAGTAAAAGCATTGGTGACCGAAAGCTTGAGGTCGTTCGTGTTAGACACAGATACGCTGTTCCCCGTGCCGGCTGGCACAGAGATGGAGTTTGGAACTCCGGCAACGCTTACGCTAACATCGGATGCTGTCATTATCTAACCCTTCTTCTTCGTTGTGGCGCGGGGGAGGCTACACTACCGTTTTGATTCGGTTCATTACCGTCCTCGGGGGCCGGTGGGTCAAGATCGTCTACAAGGTTGAAGTGCGCGACATCTTCGTTGACAACGAAAGAACCCTTGAGCAGGGTCTTGTGGATGTCAGAGTCGGGCCCCTTGGTGTATTGCAAATCGTACACGTACCTGCCCGACGCGATCTCTCTCATCACGTTAGACTTGATCTTCACAGTAACCACATCCTGAGTCAGGTTCTCCCCTGCCTCGCTTCCGTTTGTAGAGCTGTCAGTCCCCATACGCTCTATCTGCTTAGTGCTTACGTCAGCGTCGAGAGGCTTACCGTGGATGGTGGAGAGCACCAACCCTGAGGCTCCGTCCTGCAAGGCATCCTCTCTTACCTGCATAGAGAAGTTGTAATTGTTGGACAGCATACTAAGCGAAGCACCCGCATCGTCCTTCAAGGTAAGGGTAAGCTCAAACGAGTCCCCCCTACGGCAGGTGATGTTTAGCGTCTGCGCTGTGTCTAGGTTTACTTTCTTAGATGCCATTAGTCAAGTATCGATGAGATGTCGAAGTTTTCTTTTTGAGACTGCTCTTCCAGCTCGCCCCTCTGATCTTTTCTTTGAGAGATGAGCTTGCTTTGCTTCGTTGCTTGTATGTCTACACGCTCATCCTTCCTGTCTTCTTTAAGGACTTCGAGCTTCTCTTTGAACTCTTGGTCGTCGGTCTTGAACCCGAGTGTGGCCTGAGCTCTGATCGTCTCGATCTCCTTACGCATTTCATGCTTCGCCTGCTCCAGCTGTATCTCCAGCTGAGCCTTGAGTTGCATTTCTTGCGCTTTGATTTGAGCCCCCATCTGAAGCTCCTGCTGTTTAGCTTGGCTGGCAGACTGTGCTGCCGCCTGTGCCTGCTGGGCCTGCATCTGAGAGTTCTGCTGAGCCATCTGCTGCTGCTGCTGCATACGCTTCTTGCGTCGCACGATGAGAAGGCGCTCAGCCTGATTGACGTCTTTCATGCCCCTGATGGCCACCGCATCCTCTAGGTCTATCTCTTTCTGAGCCAGAGCCATCTGGATGTTTTGCTCAAGGTACTGGCGCTCTTGGTCCTCCATCTCTTTCCGAACCTGAACGCCGAAGTTGAACATAGGGAGATCGCTAAACGAAGACAGCACCCCCATGTTCTCTTCTCCAATAGCAGTCTCGTATGCCTTGAAGATGACAGAGTCCAGAGGTAAGATTTGTAGACACTTTACTATATCCTCACATACCTTCTTGAAGAGAACGTGAGCCGCGTTTGTGATGTCGTATGTAGCGTTGTTCCCCGCAGCGATAGCGGCCTGCTGCACACCCACGAGCGTATCGCCCTTCGGAGTAGAGGCGTCCATCATCTCATTGATGCCTGTCGTATCTCTAATCAACCTCAGGTAGTGGTTGTAGATTCCGATCAGCTCGTTGATGTTACGTATGTTGTTAGGGATCTGCTGGATAGGAGCCCCTTGGAAGCCACCTTCTGGGTTCTTACTTCTGTAGTAGAACACACCGGTCTGCTCGTAGATGTCGTGGAGCTCAAGGGGCTGGAGGTCTCCGCCCTTCCCTAGCTGCACGTTTTCCAATCCCTCGATATCGATGATCAATCCGTCAGGCTTAGCCTTGGCTATGGCCTGTTGGATCTTGAGGTGGGTGAGCTGAAGCATATCGGCAAACCCAACGCAAGAGTCCACCATAGACTTCGGCATCATGTGGCGGATGTTCGTAGCTACAGCAGAGTAAGACATGCGTGTCCTCGTGAGGTCGTGCATGTTTCTTGGCATGTTGTTCCTCAAGCCGTAACCGATCAAGAACTCAGTGCCGGGGATATAGAACCCGCCGTACACGTTGACGATCTCCATCTTGTGGGGCTGGCGATTAAAGACACCGCCTGCACGCTCCTTGTAGTTGTACCCTTCGTAGTAGAAGTTGCTGTTGCCGTGGCGATTCTCCTTCTCTTCAAAATGCATACAGTCTACCCCCAAGAACTCAAAGTCCAACACCTCGATCATATACTCATCATACCCGTATATGTTTCTCTCCAAGTGAGAGTCATAGTAGCTCTGGTTGAGCTTGGACATATCGTACCCCTTGGCCTTAGCCGTGTACTGAGCTATCTTCTTAAACTCCTCCTCCTCTACCTCCCCGGACGCAAACCTCTTCAGATCTTGAATGGTCATCCTTCTGATATGCCCAGCATAAACTAAGTCGTCAAAAGATGGATCCTCAGTATAGCTGTGAATGAACATACTGGGGTCCACGTACTCCGTGACAATACCATACGAAGGATCGTTGGTTCTTTTTATTACAGACATACCGCAGGCAACGAGGTCATTAACACACCGTCGGTATGTATTGTCGCTGAAGTTGTTCCACTGAAGCGTCATGTTAGTCGCTATCTGCGCAGCTATTTCAGCGTCTGTCTTTACGCTTGTATCGAGAAAGATCTCCGCCTCCTCCAAAGTATCGGGGAGCTCATCAGGGTCCTTGTCTAAAACCAGACCGCCAGTCATAGCCTTGAGCTCTTCGAGCTGTGGCTTGATCTGAACCTGATTTCTAATTCTTCTTTTCTCTTTGTCTTTCTCTGATGAAGAGAGAGGGTCTACCGCCTCAAGGTTAGGATAGGGACTTCTAGATAATATCTTGTTCACGATGATTCTCGCGAACTTAGGGAGGATCGGAACCGGAGTGTAATCAAGGTTAACCAAGCTTCCGTCCCCATCGTTGGGATTCATGGAAGTCAGGATCTGCTTGTAGATGCTTGTGTCTTGAGTTCCGTTAGCGTAGTCTCTGTTCCTGTCGAACATCTTGGCTCTCTTCTTGTACATAGAGCCGCTGTCCTGAATCTTCCCCCACTGGTTTTCAATCGCCTTAGCGTAATCCAAACCGTACTTCTTGCTAGCCTTCTTCTCTTGAGAAGCTAATGGGTCTGGAAAGTTGCTGGACTTATTTTTATAGTTGCTCGACATTAGGAGGCAGCATTTTTGCAAATATAGAAATAATGAGGTTTTCAGCCGATGGGCTTATGCTTTCGAAAGAATCTCTTTTCTTCAAACTTGGGTTTTTCTTTTACCTTAGCTTTCTGTGCCGCAAGCAAAGCAAGGCCAGCGCTAATCGTAAGGTCAAACTTCGTGCGGTCCGTGATCTTGAAGCCGATCCAATCTTCGAGAGTCCTGTTAAAATACATACTTCCCATCTCGCCGGTGTCTCTATGTATGCCAACGTGGTCATGAATGTATGCTTCAATGGAATGTGCATGAGCTTGTATTACGTCTTGAGAGTTTGATGGTATACCCTTAGTCTTTGTCTTGATAGCCTTGTTGGCTGCCATGAGGTGGCGAGGCCTCTCCATCAAGTATCCGTCGTAACCCCTTGACTCAAAGTGCCTTGCAATTCCGTACTTGTTATTCTCTATTAAGATAGGGTAACCGTAGAAAACCGCAGCCATCAATACGTCCTCGTAGAAGATCTTAGCTAAAGGCGGACGGGACGCATACTCCAGTACAAACATATTCGATGGGTACTCCATGTGAAATTTGTTGTACAGGTGCAGCGCACCCTTAGACCCCCGTCCATCGACGGTGGCGTCAAGGTCGTAAGAGTCAACCCCGCCTACCCCCAGCTCTGCATTCGGTGGAATACGCTTGCCCCTATCTACCTTTGACAGGTTCTGCATATCAGACGGGGGAAGCCATGCTACCCTGAACCTACCCTTAGGGTCAGGCCTGAACAGCACCTTACTGTCTTGCACCCCATCCTTCCATACGAAGTTGCCAACGACAATCGGGTTGGGGTACAGGTCTTCGTTGTGTTGGATCTGTTCGTAGATCTTACCAACGTTAAAGAGACTGCCGTCGATGCTATCACGGAAAGCCTCGTCAGTGGTAAACGGGAACTGCCTCGTTACCTCATTGAGTTCCGAAGGATCATTCTTAAGACTTTCTCTCTCATTCTTGAGAAAGGTTTTCGCACCAATAGAAACATAGTCACCGTCAAGCCCGTCCACAGGCTTAATAGGATCATCAGAGATGGGTCTACCATGTACATCAAAAAATCCTTCTAAAGATTGGTGCGAAGGTATGAACAATCTGTACAAACCCGACCTAGTCCGACCATTGGCGTTGCGCTCATCGGGGTCGGAGTCTTTCCATAGATCTTTGTACTCCCGGCCTCCTTTGTCCATAGGGTTTACCGTGCTACCTACAAGGGCCTTACCTACGATGCGCCTGCCAACGATTAGGCAGGTTCTCTGAATCCTCCAAGCGTCTCTAATGTCTGTGGGCTTCTCCCACTTACCGGCCTCATCCAGATACAGGATGTGAAGCTTCTCACCATCGTATGCATTGTTGGTGGTGTTCTTCCAGTTGATTACCGTATTAAGAGCCTCTCCCGTCTGCGTAGTCTTATTATTCTTCGTGATTCTCTTAGACGGCTCGCGAAAAGCCAGCTCCATGCGCGGATTGGTCGTTCCATCTTGAATGGGTTTGAAGAAGAAGGGGTAGTGCCTAAACATGTAGACCACCTTCTTCATGAATATATTTTCTTGTGCGTCCTTACCAGTCTTTGACTGGATGCCAAGGAGCTTGTCCTTGACTTGAGTCGCTTCATCTAGAAGCACAGACGAGCAGATATTGGTGTATCCGCTACGCCTGCACTTAGTGTACAGCTGCCCGATACATCGGGAGTCCGCCTCACACGCTGCTAAATGTACGAAAATTTTTTTTTGAAACTCTAGATAGTCTGGATACCCGATATCCATTCGGGTCCATTGTAGCATCATATAGTGCCTACCCGTAATATACTCAGCGACACCGTCATTGTAAAACCAAAAGCCGTTACGCCTACGGCGAAACTCCTCCTCGATATATGGAGAAAACTTTTGTCGAAACTCTCTTGGAGCCTCGGCCCACTCGTCCATAGACTTAATCCTAGACAACTCCTCTGGCATAGAAACCCTCTTCCACAACTGCATGAGGTTTGGTAATCCATGTCCTGCAATTTGTTCCGGGGGAGGCTGAGTGGGAAGTGCAATGTCCAGCCCACCGATCTGAATAACTTCACCCTTTGTACCCTCGGGGCAAATTGATATAATATCCTCATCAGTATACACGACCGTGACTATCTCTCTTGAAAGAAGGGACTCCTGACTTTGGGTTCTTCAACTCCATATACTTACCGCATGGGCACTTGATGTCATGGTAGGCACCGTCGCCCCCGAACTTGATGCTCACCCCCGTCTTTGATTCTTCGTGCTGCTCTTCGCAGCCGCAAATGTATTCAGCCATTGTATTAAATTTAGTACGCCCGACAGGATTCGAACCTGTGACCGTTTGCTTAGAAGGCAAATGCTCTATCCAACTGAGCTACGAGCGCATGTCCGCGAGGTGGGACTTGAACCCACATGTGACCAGTTACTCTTTCTACAAGGTATAAGCTTGAGGAGATACTCGCGGTCAATCCTCAAACTCATCGTTCCAAGATTCCTCCCAGAACTTAAAGTCGGTTTTGTTGTATTGCCATACTATTTGTTTCCAGTCATTTTGAATATCTCTCGGCAAATCCTCCGGAGTAGTCTTTTGCTTCTTGGATTGATCCATTGCTGTTTAGGTCTTTGATCATTTGTTCTAACCTCTGACGCTCAACTAAAAGCTCCTTAGCATCAGTGGCTGTCTGCTTAATCGATTGCAGCTCCGCCTTACGTGCGCTCCCGTTGATCTCTGGATCAACAGGCTTTTTGATTTCGTCGATCATGTTGTTGATAGCTATCTCCATCGACCTCATCAAGCGCTGGGCAGCCTCAATCGTTGTGAACTTCTTTTGTGACAAAGTTGATGTATACAGGGGTTTTCTCTCCGACGTATGCTCCGATGACATTGTATTCAAGGAACTCTACCGCTTCGTCACGCTCCATGTCATCCGCCATCAAGATTTCAATCATCTTGTGAGCGTCGTACACTGCAACGAGGTTTGCCCCGCAAGTGAATCCAACCAAAGCGTCATCAAAGCCGTCGGCAGTAATCGCCTCCTCGTCAGCGAGGATATCCTGAAGTCTTTCTTGATCAATCATTTTTCTACGTATAAAATGTCTTCTGCCCTTACCCTGAAGTAAGTCTTTCCTTCAATCTTAATTTCGTAATCTCTGTTCTTCTTCAGACCTACCACATCCCCTTTCTCAATGCCTAGCTCTTCGGTAGCGCTGCAATCAAACGGTACTCTAGCTGTACGTACTGGAGATTCTACCAGCTTAACCACTTCGATCAAGTCAGACTGATCCCCGGGTTCGGCTTCTTCTACAGGCTCCAGCAGCGTCCACCCAGCGAGGGGTTGAATAGATCCTGTGTCTTGGCACTTATATGCTATGGCTTGATTGTTCACCGTATTCACGGGATCGTACCTAACTAGGTAGTGCTTGTCGTGACCGGTAAGAACCTGACCCTCGTTTAGAACTACGAGGTGGTGGAAGTAAAGGGTATCTCCCTCCCTCACTCCTGTGTCATGACGCATAGGTGATGCTATCACAGGGCCTTCAGTGACCCTATGCTCGAACTCATTCCACTTGGAATCAACGAACAGCTCTAAACCTGCGTCCGTAACAATCTTGTCGTTGACCTGTTTCTCAAGCTCAACAACAAATAGATCGAGTGTCTTCATAAATTAAAAGTTACAGTCGTACTCGATGATGCAGGGCATGTCATCTACTGATTTCCATAGCACCTGCGTCCCGTCTTTCTGCAACAAATATATGAGATATCTCTTCTTGTTGTATCTATAAAGGTGTTCATCGTCCATAACGATTGTAGCCACCTCCCCCGCACCAGCCTTCATCCCAAGGAAATACGCCATCGCGTCCTTCGGATCTCTTCCGATGACGATCTTTCTAATTATACCATCCATGTTAATTAAGCGAGATGCCCAGACCTCCTAGTAGATCATCCAGATCGGGACCGTCGTCGGGAGGAGAATAGGTGTCGGACATAAATTCTGTAACTACGTTTAATTCATCTCTGTTCTGTATGTTGTAATGGAACAGAGCTTTTAAGTTGCTTGTCTCTTCGGTCTCAGACTGTAACACTCCAACCACGAAACAAGAAATAATCTTATCGTCTAAGTCGTACTTGTGGGCTAGTTCGTTGATCGCCATAGCGATCTCTTGCATCTCGTAAAAAAAGCCCTCTTCACGCATATCTTTGTAATCATCATCTTCCCACATGCCCAAGAGTATAGTTGCCAAGAAAAAGTTATTTCGGGATTTCTCCCGACTCAATCAAAGGTACGTAAAAAGAAACTACCTAAAGCACATTCGGGTAGTAACTCAGAACTTCTGTAGGGACAACGATATGTTCGAAAGGGAGATGAACTTCCTGCTGTGGGCTTACGACTTAGAGTTCTTCACTTTGAAGTACGCAGCCAAGGACTATGACTACTCTCATAAGAAGCTGGCGGAGAGGATCGTATACCCCTTAGCCAATCAAGGCTACATATACAAGCACTTCGACAAGATGACGCCTTCGAACACAGCGGAGGACCACATGTTCAGGGAGGAGACCAAGTACAACTACAGAGTCAGATATGCCATAACGCAAAAAGCCCGACTCTTAGTTCAGGCTTTCTACAGGGAGCTAGAGAAAGATTAAGACCAAGACTCTACTTCCTCCTGAGTGTAGTGCTCTGTCCAGTCTTCACCGTCTAAGATCTCACTAATCTGAGAATAAGTGTAGGTGTTCAGCCCCGAAAAGAAAGAGGGGAGCGGAGTCTCGTATTGAATCACAGCACTCTCTCCGTCAAGGCTGTACCTCAAAGCTGACTTGCTTGAGTATGACAGCTGAGAGAAGTCGATGGTAGACTCTGGATCGTCCAGTTCTGACTTGC